TCGAATTTGTTCACGTTCGTGGGGAGGTCGTAGTGGCGGAGCAGTTGCAGCTGCTTCCGGGTGGCCTGCATCGCCCGTCGCTTCTTGGCGGAGGTGATGTTCATCGACGTTCCGCCGTACTCCAGTGCCCGAGGGGCATGGCCACGGCCGGGCAGTGCGTACGGCCCAACAACGACCGTCTTGGTTTTCATGTCCCACGAGTAGAAGAGCAGCCTTCGCAGCGTTCCCACATGAGCATGCGGCGGCTGACCCGGAAGCGATGGTTTGATTCGCTTACGCATCGACCGCTGGGCGGTCTTTCGGATGTAGCCACCTGCCTTCTGGAAGTTCCTGCGCTGCGCCTTATCGACGGCCCGCTTGACCTTCGGCTTATCGAAGAACAGTTGTGTGACTTTTATCCGTGCGACCACTTCAAACCTCCGTCGGTGTCTTAACCTCAGTCCCTTCGCGGATGCCAGCCTTGAAGGACGATTCCTTCTCCTTGCGGAGTCGTCTCTGTCCGACGAAGAGTCCAGCCATACCTGCGCCGAAGGGCAGCAACGGACCGAGGAGCGGAACGCCCATGACGGACGGACCAATCTGGTCGAGTCCGTGCAGCGTGAGTTCGTTTAGCATTGAACGGATCTCTTCACCCTTCTCGATGCTGTGCCGCCAGTCTGCTCCGGTGCGTTGAACGTCTTCAAGCCACGCCTCGTATTCTGAGGAGGCTTCGTTCAAGCTGGTCCGGGCCTGCAACCCATACCGCTGCTGCACTTCGCGTGGGGTCTTGACCTGAATGACGTCACCTATGTCAAAGCCTGCACAAGCAGCAAGCGTCACGGCGAGAATGCCGAGCAGCGTGTAGAGAGTGATCTTCCGTTGTTTGTCAGTCATTTGCGTCCTCCGAATTCCACATCGACTTCACGTTCGCCCTTGCCATCGATGATGGCTGCTTTGAGAGCTTCTACTCCCGCCGTTGGCAGGTTCCCTTTTCGCACTTTGCGCATCCGACTTTCCCAAGGGTTAAAGTCTTCAGGACGCAGAGCGCGGCCCTTCTTGGGATCTCGATTGATGTTCGCAAGCAGTGCCATACTCGCTGAAGCAATTTGCCAATCATGGTGTGCCTTTCCCTCGTGCATGAGCATCAGCTCACGCAACGAGAATGGGCCGGGGTCTACTCCGCAGACTCCGGCAAACCGATAGATTGCTGCCCAAGTTGCTCGAGCAGTTGAGCCTCGACCGCTTCCAGTTCCCCGCTCTCCAGCCGATGCTCGATCACGTCCCGAGCCTTCTCCATCATTCGGAGCGTCGTCTCGTAGACCTTCTTCATGCTTTGCCGGTCGCGGGGGTTCGGGAAAAAAGCGATGATGCCCTCGATGAGGGCAACCGTTGCAGTCTCGATTGCGTCGCCAGCCATCGAACGTCCAAAGTCCTCGTCGCTGACCTCTCGCTTTTCAGCCTGCGGCTGAACGATTGCGAAGAGCGTGTCAACGAGAAGGATCGGGTCGGTCGAGAGGCGATCGAGGAGCTTGCCCTCGACCGCCTCCATAAGATCGACATCGCACAGTTCGCGGACACGCTTGATGTCCTGAACCGTGATATTGACGTTCCACTGACGGCCTTCAGTGTCCTTGAATTCAGGCATGTATCACCTCCGACAGATGCCTGTTATCAGGAACCTGATGATGCGTAGTTCGCACCAGTTCCATCGATCCAAGTTGGTGAGAAGGTGCCGTCATAAGTGACCTTGGCAACGACAGAAACCGTCTGAGCTTCTTCGAGTGCTTCGTTACGCGAGAACGAAGTGATCACGAAGCGAGCGTGGAGGCCGGAGCCGCCGGTCGCGTCGAGAGCCTTGAAGAAGATCGGGTTGTTGCTGGGGTCGAGGAAGTTGTCCTTCACCGCGTCGAACCCGCTGTCCTGCGTGTCCCAGATCATCTCGAATTCGAGTGATGCTTCGCGGAGCGTACCAACGTACGCACGCCATCCAGAGTTGCCCCGGGTCGTGACGTCAGCCTCGCCCGCTTCCAGCGTGAATGTAAGGTCACGCACGTTGTCCAAGACAGTGTACGAACCACTGCTTGCGTTGTTGTAGGAGAGTTCAGCCTCCATACCAAGTCGAAGTGCCATGTAAAACCTCCGGCGTAATGCCTAGTTCAAGAGTTGATCACCCGATACGTGACCGTCAGAACGTGGGTGAATTGACGCATCTCGTTGAGATGGTCAGGTGCTAACAGCGTCTCGCTGTTTATTCCAAGAAACGAAACATGCTCCCCCGACGAAAGGTCGAAGTCGTCATGCGACAAGAGCGAACGAATGTCGTCCGCGAGTGCGACGTACCAGCCAATCTCTGTGTCCTCATCCTTTTGGCCTCGCTTCAGGCGTCGTTGGATACCGACGTCAACAGCGACTTCATGCTCAAGGTGAGTGCGTGACTTTACGACGCTGGTGTGCTGGCGAGGGACAACCGTGATGTTCGTCACGTTCATCTCCTCCATTTCGAAGTAAGGGAGCCAGTGCATCTCGGCTGTCGGAGCAGCTGTGGTGACGTAAGTAGCAACACCTTCGCTCCACTCCTGATATGAGAGTGAGGCGTTGTTGATGGTCTCTACGACCTTGCTCGCAATGTCACCTGATAGGCCGCTCATTCACTAGCCCTATTCAATGCATCAAGCCGTCCTTCAAGCGTCGACAAGCGACGTTCGAAAGCGGCATCCCTATCTCCAGCAGCACGAGACTCCACCAGCAGCTCGGTCAACCTCGAATCGAGGTGATCGAGCTTGGTGGTCACCATGCCCCACTGAACGGTGAACGCCAGAAGAGCCATGACAGCAGTCACGACTGTTCCGTTGATGCGAACACCACCATCAGCTGGCTTTTCATGCGGTTCAATCATGTCTGAACCTCTTTCCTGTCCACCTTCTTCGTGTGGACCCGGATGAGATTCCTATATGCATCGGCATACTCCCACAGGGCTTCGCCCGCAGGTGCCATGACTTGATAGGTGTATCTCATGTGATCGCCGCCGAGAGCAGCGTCAGCACCGGTATCCTCGTGGATGGTGTCACCTGCCACCGGCCATACATTGTCCTGATCGTGGTTGCTACCAATCAGGTCGGCCTTGGAGATGAGGAAGTCTCTCGACTCCCAACGGGTGAGATTCCCGTACCCATCATCCACGTCGAACGTGGTGCGACCGATGGCCGCAGTCACCGGGGTACTCCCGGTGCTGCGGACATAGGTCACAGTTTGCGATGCGTGAGTGAGCATCTTGGAAGCCAACCACTCAGCAGCTTTATCAAGCATGTTCATTGTCGACCTCCTTTCAAATCACTCACGCGTTCAGTTCACACAAGCGGCGGATTACTTACCGCCACCACCACCGATTCCGCCCGTTGGAAGACCGCCGCTAAGACCCCCGCCCGACACATTTGCCGTTGCGGTTTCAGATCCAGCAGCCTGCCAAAGGACACGGACGTGGACATCAGCAGCGACACAGTCTTCGACTGCGACCCCGATGTACCCGTCCCACCCTGAAGAGACAGGGCTTGTATCCGCAGTGGTTCCACCCCAGTACACCTTGTCCCCAGCGGAGAATGTGGTTGAACCACACTTGACATCAAAGATGCCAGAAACGCTGAGTCCAAATTTACGACCGGCCGCAGCATCGCACGAAGCGACGCCTGCAATCTCGTCGATGACCACGATGTCTCCAGCCGATACTGCGCTGGAAGCGGTGTAATCGATGGCTGCGCCATCCTTCACTCTTCGTACTTTCATACCACGACTCCTTCAGGATCAGCCGGTTGCGAACAGCACGCGAACCACGGTGTCGAGGGCTGCTGCATCAGCGATGCAGTAACCAATCTGGCCGTCCCAGCCCGAACCCGAAAGGCCAGATGTGGCCGCGTCGGTTCCGTCCCAGTAGACCTTGTCACCAGCGGTGAACGTGTCCGTTCCGTTCTTGACGATGTCAAACACGCCAGAGCATGACAGGCCGATCTTGTCGCCTGCCGCACCGGTTGTCGACGCGATACCGACGAGGAAATCGCCGATCTGAATAACGTCACCGGCAGCGACTGCACCCGTGCAGGTGTAGTCGAAGCTGGCTCCGTCTTGTACTCGAATAGCGTCCATGATGGATGCTCCTTTCAGCCCTTATCAGGCTCCGTCTGCCTTGGCAGCACCCTTCGGGTCCATGTGGGCGACACCGAAGTCGATGTAGCCGCGGAACGAGATGCCCAGCACGTTTGCCGGAGCGTCGATGCGCTCGATGGTTGGCTGACGCCGACCGTTGAGGAACGCGAGTTCGAAGGCCGGGAGGGCATTCGGGTTGGCGAGGACGTAGTACGCACTGGCGGAGTTGCCGGTGTAGGCAGCATCGGAGAGATGCGGAGCCGACACGATGCGGTACTTGTTCGCGTGCGGGTTCGAAGCACCCTGCGTGGAGTTCTCGCCGGTGATGAGGTTCGCGGAGCCGATGAGCTGTGCGGCCTCATGTTCCAGTTCGACGGGAACGAGCAGGATCTCAGGTCGAACGTTGACCGGGATCTGGTCAGCGGCGACACCCGTACCGGGTCCACTCTTCTGCTTCCTGAACGTCTCGACGAGGTCAGCCAGTCCGGCGGAGCCGAAGGCAGAACCACCACCGGTCGTGTTGTTGCCGTTACCGGCAGCGAAGAACGACCCGGCGTTGCCGAGGAGCAGGCTGAAGAAGGCGTGGTCGATCGCAGCGGCTGCGTATCGGCCCATTGCACGAGGCAAGTCGAGGAAGGCGTTCAGGTCGTCGTTGATGACGTCCTGTCGTGACAGGGTCACGATCTGCCCGTAGGTCTCGGCCTGATTCGTGTACTTCGTGTCGTCGAGCGTGCCGTAGGTGAGTTCACCCTGATTGCCGACGGTCTCCCATGCACCACCACCGTTCAGGCGAACGCGGCTGACCTGCTTGAAGTCAGAAACGCTGCTGACGCGGCAGACGTCCAGAGCCGTGACCGGCATGGACTGGTACTGCTCAAGGAGAGCCTTGCCCATGACGTTCTCGAGGATGTTCGAGAGCGACGCGGTGCTGAAAGCAGCCTTGATGGTTGCATTGCCGTCACCGAAGATGGTCGGGACGTTCTGTCCTTCGATCTTGGCTGCGGTTGCGGTGAGTTCACGGAGGCCGATGGTGCTGATCTTGTCGGCAGCGTCGAGCGTTCGCTCGTCGTACGACTTGGTCAGTACAGGCTCGCTGATACCAGCGGACATGCATGCGGCGGCTTCGAGAGTAGTCGCGTCCATTGGAGCGGCTCCACTGTTGATAGCAGGCGCACCTGCTACAGGCCGAGCCGAACGCAGAACCTCAAGTTCGGTGCGTGTGGCATCCCAGCCTTCTGCGATTGCCTTGGCCTCGATAGTCGAGTGGCCTGCGGTCAGTTCGCGGATCTTGGAAACGCGGTCAGCCTCTTCTGCGGCTGCCGCACGAATGTCTGCAACAACGCCTTCAGCGTTGATCTCAGACACGTTGGTTTCGGGAGCCGGAGTTTCGGCCACCGGGGTGCTGTCGGCATCAAAGGCCGCCATGAGCGACTGACGCTGTTCGTCAGTCAGGTCGCTCTCGACGAAGCCTCGTGCCTCGCACCACTGCTGGAAATCGTGCATTGCGCACTCCTTCAAATCCGTGGACCGGGTTGCGGCCACTGATGCGGTTGTTGCATCGTCCGCGCCCAGTGCGACGAACGACACCTCGCCAAGCACAGCCTGACGAGCGACGAAGATCGGGCCAGTGAAGGAACGTCCATTCACCTCGACCGTTTTCCCCTTTGAAACGCGTTGGACCTGAACGGCCTTTGCGCCAATCGATGCCTGCCACGGAAACCCGTTAGCAGACGAAG